AAACGGAACAAAGTTACTACTACCCAAAATAACAATCTGAGTAAATGATTTATAATTCATCTTGAGAATAGTCTGCTCAAGATATTTTTGCTGGTCGTTAGCAGATGCTGCTTGATCTAATGCCGTGCCGTCTCGATAGATCTGAAAGACATTTGGTTTAATACCACGAACAATCTTCCAATCGATTGTACCAATTTTAAATTCAATCTCTACAATACATTCTTTTTCATTTGTAGAGTTGAGAAGTTGTGGTTTATTAATTTTGCGAAATGCTTTACCAAATAGAACAAAGGTAAGTGCATCAAGGATAGTAGACTTACCTGCACCATTTGATCCAATAATCAAAGTATTCTGAGCATCGTCAAGTTGTACTTCAGTAAACTGGTTTCCAGTTGACAAAAAGTTCTTCCAACGAATTTTCTCAAAATAAATCATGTTCTTCTGGTGGCACAACTAGGTCATCACTACCTATAATAGCATACAAATATCCATGCTGACTACAGGTCTCGAAAAGGAGATCTTCTTCGACCTCCACCGATTTCATTTTAGGAGATCCAGATTCTTCTAACATCATAACAAAACGTTCTACATCGTCTTCGTTTTCCCAGATGTAAAGAACATTCTCTCCATTTTCATCCGCAACAGAATATGCTCCTCTGTCCTCTTCTCCTTCGATTACTACGATATACATCAGACCATTTCGCAAGCTTCCCTATACACTTCTCCGATAATTTTTGATAACTCAGATTTATCTAAATCATTATCCGATTCTTGTATGTACTTATTTAACAAACTCAAAGTATCTTCAGTTTCAACTTCTTCAACATGATCTTTAGAATACCATCCGTTGAAGTCATAACTTTCAATGAGTTTGATATCAGAAACGTTTGATGAATAAAACTTGTCTAGAAATTTTTCAAACTTTTTCTTATCAGTTCTTTTTCTGACAACAATTTTTACAATCTTATTAGAATATGGTGAGTAATCAAATGTCTTCCAATCAGTATCTTCATAATAGACATTGTAGAACATATTGAAGGGATTATCAATATATTCATGCTCTAGGGTTTCTGTATCAAAGATCGTAAAACCTCTTACATCATTGTAATCATTCCAGTAAATCTCATAAGGATTTCCTGTGTAGAAAACATTTCCTATGTTCGATCTAGTGTGATAGTGACCGCTGAAGACCTTGGTGAACTTCTCAAATAATTTGCTCTCATGACCATGCTCCATGATGCACTGTTTATTAGCTGCAAATCCTCTGAGTTCAAGGTGCCCCATCGCGCACTTGCAATTTGTCTTTTCAATAAGTTTAAGAGTAGTTTCTTCATTTTCAGAGTTAATCCATGGTACAAAAAGAATATTCTGTCCACCAATCTTAACTTCACATGGTTCTGAGTAAACTTCTACATTCTCATATTCTCTCAGTAGAAGATCTACCGCATTTACATTATTAGTATTCTTGTAAAAAGCAGTATGATTTCCAACAATCGTATGAATTTTGCATCCCATTCTTTCAAGGACATCATAATAGTTGTCCTTTGCCCACTTCAGAGAACTAAAGTTGATACCTGTTCTATTATCAAAAGTATCACCCATATCAACAATCGTGGTGATTCCCTCCTCTTTCAGAGTCGGGAAAAATACTTCATTATAAAACTTTAAGAAGTAGTCATGAAAGAGTTTTGAATTCTTTCGTGCTCCAAAGTGTTGATCAGTGATAAGAGCAATTTTCATACGTTGTTGGAACCCATTCCTCGTAGTTTTGAGTAGACAGCATCCTTGATGCTATTGTAGTCTGCATAATTGGAATTGTCAATGGTATTATCGTTTACAAATACCTGATCGTATCCAGTCTTCTCTAGAATCTTATTCTTAATGTCTAATTGCTTCTTCTCTTTCTGAATCCTGCGTAAAAATGCGTAGTGAATAATCTGGGTGAAATACGCAAAAGGATTCGTAGATTTCTCTGGATTGAAATTATGAATGTACTGAATGCAGTTTTCTACACCATCAGAAATCATATCGTCTTTGAAAATGTAGTTGACGAAATTAGGTTTGTATGATAGATGTGTGGCAATCTTCAGAAAACATTCACCAAGATAATTGGTAATACGAGGTTTTGGAAGTCCTGCTTCTTCGGCAGCAATGATGGACTTCTTGTACTCGATGATCGCATCAAGGAATTCTCTGTTGTTTACATAGTGCTCTGACTGTTTTTTTCTTGGCATCTCATTATTACCAATAACTCATTATGTCTTAATTATAGCACAGCTTGACAAGACTGTAAAATATGAGTAGAATACCTTTGTTAGGGTTGATAAGGATCATATAGCTTTAAGACTTATATAACTTCTCTAAGTATTTTCTAGCATCATCTACTGAGGAGATGTATCCCATTTTTCTACTTAGATCATGTTTTTGATGATCTTCCTTAGATTTTCTAATGTATGCTTTATACATTCTTATGGTATCTTCATCAAAACATTCTACGATAGTTAATACATCACTCATACTTATGAGTACCATGTCTGATGAAGAAGTTGTTAACCAAGGATCAACTTTATAACAAGGTTGTCCTCTGATTATAACTTCATTAATAACCACTGGATCTAATAACATTAGAAATTTATTATCACCTTCGTCAGAAGGTGATACTATAGAGAATATCTCCTCAGAATTTTTTAACTTTATTGTTGCGTAAAATTCTGTGTAATCTTTCATTATTCCTTTAAATTGATGTTTATAATGTCATAATTAAAGTTTTCTTGGTTGTATATTTTAATTCTCTCAATTAGATGATTTAGAGTGTAGTTTTTTAAACTCCTTAAAGTACAATCATCAGCAATATCATATAGTGTTGCTTTAGTCTTATTACTTCCTTTTCTCAGAACTCTGCCGATTGATTGTAGATTTCTGATTCTTGATTTAGACGGACTAGCAAAAATAACATTATGAAGATTTCTAATGTTAATTCCCGTTGAGAAAGTTCCATAAGATGCTACAATAATTGCATTACTCTCATTCTCTGTGATCCGTCTAACTTCTTCTCGTTCTTCGGAATCTACACCACCATGAACAAAAAAGACTTTTCGTCCTTCATCTACACTACTATTTATCTGCTCAAAAAGTGGTTCTCCATGAGCAGCAACTCTACTATAAAGAATTAGTGTATTACCTTTTAAATCTTTTGCAAGATTTGTAATGAACTTATTTCGTCTTTCGTGAGTAATTAAATATTGTATCTCATCCTCATATGTGTCAAACTTTCTAGGATCATGCTTTAAGATTAAACATCTAATCTCAAGATCAGATACATGCCCTTTCTCCATTAATTCTGCTGTACGAGTTACACGATAACAAGGACCAAACAATCCTTCTAGAACCCACTTGTGAGTTTGAGTTCCATCTAGTGTTCCAGTAAAACCATACCGATACTTAGTATGATGAAGGTGTGTCATGATTGTAATTAGGGACTTACTCTTAAATAAGTGTGCCTCATCACCAATAACTACATCAAAATCTTCAAAATAATTACGTTCTAGTTTATAAATAGACTGCCAAGTAGTAACGGTTACAGGGAGATCCGTTTGTTTTTCACATCCTGCGTATATTTTGTGACAGTATGAATCCGAATCCCATCCATAATCCCGAAAGTCAGAGACGAGTTGATCTACTAAGCTGGTCGTTGGAACAACTACAAGAATTTTTCGACCTTTATCCACATGATATCGCACGACTGCGTAAATCATCAGACTTTTTCCTGACGCAGTTGGACTTAACAGAATCTTTCTGTTATATCTTAATGCATCATAAACTGCTTCAATCTGATAATTTCTTGGGGTTAAAGGAGTTATTGAAGCAAGATAGTCTTTAATACCTTCTTCACTAATCTCTTCATTAACTTCAAAAGGTTTTCCGTAATATTTGTTTGTTACAAATTCGTAGTCGTAATTATAATTATCACAAAACTGCACTAATCTATGTAAAAGACCAATGTATAGTCTTTTGGAACGCATATCAAATAAATGAATTTCTCCATTCCAATTTCTCTTTCGATATTGGGGCATAAACTTTGCCCCAGGTACTTCAAATCGAAAGTGATCTCGTAGTTCGTATTCTATATGTGGTTCTGTTGTTATTTTTAGATATACTTCGTTTACTTTTTCGATAATTAGATTAGCCATAACCAGCTTGGAATTTCAAAAATTCAATTGAGTTTTTTATCTGATACGTTCTATTAGATATTTGTTTTAGAATACTTTCAATGTAATTGATCATTACATCATAGTATTCGATCTTCATACTAGATGTGGAGAGTTTCTCATCAGCATCAAGATATTTGTTCATGGCATCTTTATCCCTAACTTTCTTAGGAAAAGGATCTTGAACATAAACATCTGGATCTGCTTTACCAGAATAATATTCGTATCGTTCGTGCCTAATATTTTTTCTTTGTTGTTCTGCCTTTGCTTTTAACAATACTAGATTGTTTAGAATATCGTAGTATTTTGCGTGAAGGACTGGAATCTTTAGTGATTCTTCATGTAGGTTATCAATATCGATTTGGGAATCTTTATCCCACATCGATTTAATCATTGTAATGTCAAGAGTCATACGGGTTTGTTGTATTCGTCAGTTATATCGTATATACTATACTTGAAAGTTACGTTTGCCGTAAAGTATTGAATATCAGTATCCGTTGCGTCGAAGTTAATATCTGATAGAGAAATTGGGAACATATCTCTAAACTTTACATTATACTGAATATTATCAGAACTTGTTAAGATTTGAAGGGTGCCATCCGAATACAAATTCATTGTATTCTCTGTGAATGGTTTTCCAGTTAGATTGTTTTCTTGCTGGAATTCATAGATTTCATTTAGTGAATCTGGGAAACCTATACCTCTAATCCAGTTCTGAATTTCAAGATAGTTTTGTAGATCTTCATCTACTAAAAATCTTAGTTCAAAATCATTGAAGTCCATCATATCACCTGGGACAGGAATCATCCGCAGATAAGAAGACTGTTCTGCAACACCTAAGGAAACACCTGGTAGGTTTACAGAGTTTGTAAAAAACGCAAGTTTAGGTGCTCTCGCAAGAGTAAACTTAAACCCTACGGGAGACAGAAAATTTCTATTCTGTATCTGCCTTTTGTATGCGTTGGACATGATCTAAGATCTTTGATATTCTATTTATGACCTCAACTCCAGCAGATAATCGTCAACTGCTTCCTCAATATCCATTACTGTTAGATCAGGATTTTGTTCCAAATATTGTTCCATAATTTGAAAGCAATCATTTTTTTCTCTTTCATCAATGTCTGCAAATTTTTCATTGATGATACTCATTAAAACTTTAAGCATTATTCTAATCCCATTAGATAGTTTCCAAGTGCTTTTCTTAATTCTTCTGCTGTTAATCCTGGTTCTTCTTTCAAATATTCTTCCAAAACATAAACGCAATGATTCTTGATTGCATCGTCACTAGACCATGATAGTCTTTCATTGACGATTTCTCTTGGTGTTTTTAGCATTCTACTAAAACGATTGTTCTTATTTATAGACATAAAAAAAGGGACCCGAAGGTCCCTTGAAGAATTGTGAATCCGATGGATCACATTAGGTTCTTAACAGTTACACGTCTGTAGTAACGGTTGGAGTTGGTGGTTAGTCCACCGAGACCCTGGTTGGTGCCTTCTGCGAATGGGTTAGCAACTAGACCATAACGGGTCTTGAAGCCAATCTTAGGCTGGAAGGTGTTCTCACCGACTGCACGTACCATCTGGAGAGGTACATATGGGCAGTAGAAGAGACCTGCGTCATAAGGAGAAGTACCCTTATAACCTGCAACGTAATACTGGTTAGCAGCATTGTTTGCAGAATATGGATCGATGTATACACGGAACTTACCGAGTAGAGTACCAGCAAAGGTGTTGCCAGTGTCATCGACGTTGAGGTTTGCGTTGAGTGCTGGGGTGTAGTCTAGAACACCAGCCATTGCTAGTGCAGAAGCAACGTCTGCAGAGCACATGATGATGTTGCCCTTTCCTCTACGAGTTCT